GATGCCTGTGAATCCTTACTATCTAATGTATCATTAGTAATTTGGCGAATTAAAAGCTCAAATAGGATACCAGTATTTTTATACTTGGAATGATTAATTTGCATTCTATTATATTTGTTTATTTATAAATATATGGAGCTTATTTACTCTCGTATCTGTGATTCATCTAATAATGAATTTCCTTTAATATCAGCTTCAAAAATCATTTGTTTCTTTTGATTTTTAATATCGTTAAACATTTTAGAATTTTTATTTCTAGTGGTTTTTGTTTCTAGCGCCAATGGAGATCCACCTTGATATTTTGGTTTAGTTGAATCTGATTCATCGTTATCTTTTTTCATATCTGATGCTCCAATTCTGTCTTTGCCAAAAGCATTATCTTGAGTATTTCTATCAGTTACTTTTTCTGCTGGTCTGCCTAAAGTTTCTTTTTCATCATATCCAACAGGAACTTCACCATCTTCATATCTACTTCTACCATATAGGGAAGCTAAATCATGTGGTGTTCCATAAGATTTACCTGTTTCTAATGGATCATTACCTTCGTTTTCAATTTGAGTTATTCTAAATTTACGTTTAGCATCTTGAACAAGTAAGTCTCTATTTTCATCGTATTGATCTTCACTTAAGTGGAATATATTTTCATATATCCAATCTGTAGACATAATTTTTTGCTCTATCATTTGAGAAGCTAAATCTACTTTTTCTTTTAGTAAAGCAACTCTTTCTTGATCGTAAATGATTGATGGAGTTGTTAATGAAAGAGTAAAATTAGTTAAACTTTCATCTGTGTATCCCTGCGCGTATAAATGTACTAATGCGATTTTAGTTAATTCAGACACCATAATGCGTTGTATGCGTTCAACTGTACGAGCAAAACGAATATCTTCAGCCGCTAATGTAGCTTTACCTGTTAAATCTTTTTCGTAGCCCATAAATGCTTTAGGTACTTTTAAAGCAGCAAATAATTTGTCTCTTAAATACTCAACATCTTGGATTCCATCATACTGTAAACCACCTAAATTATCTATTTTAGTTGCTTGATCTGTTCCTCTAACAGGAATATAAAAATCTTCAAGCAAGTTTTGCATGTTGTATTTTAAATTGTAATCGCCTGTTTCTTGATCAATGTATGGAGTACGTTTCATTTTTGAAATCGTTTTCTGCATAAAGTTTTCTACCTCAGCAGGTGCAATATTTCCTACATTAATATAAAATATACGTTTTTCTGGTGCTCTAACAATTCTATGGATTAGCATTGCATCCTCCATCATAGTGTATTGTTTAAATAATTTACGTCCTGGTTCTAGGTAAGATCTACCATAAGGTAAAAAGTTAGTATCCGTTAATAAACGGAAGTGAGCCATTTCATAATTATCAAAATAAATAGCATTTGCTTGATTTCCAGAATTTGGAACATTGTAAAATCCATAACTTGAGGCAGCTGTAATTCCATCTGGATCAAATTTAAATCTTATAGATGCAGGGTGTTCTTTATCGTATCCATCTTGTCTTTCAATATGAAAGGCATTGTATGGGATAACATTATATACACCAAATTTTTCTGCTATTTCTAATTTTAAAAAGAAATCTCCATATTTCAACATATTTCTAACCCATGGCCATAGATTAAATTCTATGTTTAATACATCGTAAAATAGATTGTATAGTATTTTTTGTACATCTTCATCGGAGCTACGTATTTGAAGTACTTCTCCCATATCATTACGTAATGTACTTTCATCAGCAATTATATCTAAAGCAGAGGCGACAATAGCATCTGTATCCATTGAGTCATATTCAGAATAAAGCGTAGGGCGTATTGTTTGATAGTTGAAACTACTTTGGTATCCATAAATTGAAGTGTTTGTGTTTGTAAATATTCTAGAAAATCGGTCTACTAGGGAATTTGTTTCATATTCTCCTGAAACTTGTATTTTGTTGATGTCAAATACTTTTAGTTTATTATCTCCTTCATTTCGGATAATAACATCAGTTGAAAATAAACGTTGTAATCTTTTAAATAAGCCTGTGTCTGCCATGATTTGTTTTTAAAGTAACCAAGAAATATCTTCTTGTTCGTTTGAATAAGGGTTATCAATATTAAATGGATTGTTATTGTATTTGTCTGCATATGCTGCTCCAGAAGAATACCCACCCGAATATTTAGCGGTATTAGTTGATATAGCGTTAAGCATACTTCTAGTCATATCCATATTTGACTGTCTAAATTTAAATGAGGTATCACGTAAATAACAACCTATAGCAAACGCCATCATTAAGTCATCATTGTAGCCTGATTGGGCTTCTGCTCTACCATTTCTCCATATAAATACTTTCATTTCCTCTAGTAATCGATTAGAGTAAAAAGTAACTCCTTTGTCTTGTATTGCTTCTTGAAATTTACCAATAGCAATAGGTCGAGTATTTGTAGTCATAGAGAATCCAGGTGTCATTCTACTTGTATCCATATATGGATCAAAATACGAATCTGTACTCATATTTCCACCTTTAGGTGAATAGTAGAAATTTTGGTAACCTCTATCTAAAATAGTTTGAATAGTAGACCATCCTATGTTAGAATTTTCTACTGAAAGTAAAGCATTATTATATTCTGTAGCCATACCTACTAACATATGACCATATTCTTTTGTACCAATTTGTCCTCTATATTCCCCTACTTGAGTAAATGTTTCTACATCAAAAATGTGAAATGCAGAATAATCTTTTCCATCTCCTCGGGCTACATCAGCCGCAATTAAATAGTTTTTTGAATAATCTGCAGGTTCCCAAATCCATAGATTTTGGTCTACTCCTCGTTTTTCTAATGGATCTTTTATAAATGTTTTTTCGTAAAATGTTATATCGTCAGGATAAAATACAGTATCTCCAGATGTAGAAAAGTCACAGTCACATTCCTGTGCTGCCATTCTAATTCCTAAATCAGAATCTTGTCTATCTCTCCATACTTGATCTCGTTCAGGGTGAACTTGCCAAGGTAATCTAATTGGTAAAAAACTGTTTTCTGCCATTTCGGCAGCAACCCATGTTTGGTGAAACCAATTACCTGTACCATAAGGAGTAGATAAAGCAATACATCCACCACCTGTAGCTAATGTTTGCTGTGCTGAAGCCCATATTTCTCCAATGTTGTTAATAAATGCGGCCTCATCTATGATTAGCAAAGAAACGGCTTCTGAACGACCTGCATCACTTGATGCTGCTGTTGCTTTAATTTGAGATCCGTTTTTTAAACGTAATGTTAATTTATTGTCTTCAGTAGGTTTATCTTTTTCTTTAAGCCAAGAAGGTAAGCTTTCATACATAAACCTTACTTTGGTAACCATGTTTTTAGCAGTTTCTTGTTTTGTAGCAATACACAGTATATTTTTATCTTGATGAAAAATCATCATCCACAAAGAATAACCCGCACATAAAGTTGAAATTCCTAATTGCCTAGATTTCAAAACCATTGAATAAGGATTTTCTTGAAATAAAGTTAATACTTTTTCTTGAAATTGATAAAGATTAAATTGGATTCTACCACGTTTTGGATGTTGAATGTAGCAATACTTTTTCATAAAATATGCCGGGGATGTAGCACATCTTAAATATTCTTCTCTTATTGCTTTTTTTAGATCTTCAGCCATTACTTAATTGCTATCAAGGTAATAATAGTAAGTATGGAAGCCACGAATCCTCCACCAAGGTATTTAAGTCCTGTTTTTAAACGATTATTTTTCTTAGTTAATTTAGTAACATCTTTTTCAAGACCCGTTATTATTTCGTCTTTTTTAGTAGAAATTTTATCGTAATTGTTTATTTGACTAATATAATTTTGTTCTTTAGCTATGTAAAGTGTAATAGTACTATCTTGAGTACTAATTTTTTCGTTTAATTGCCAAACTAATTTATTGATGATTTTTAATTCTGCTATAGCTGAGTCTCCCCTGACTAAGTCAATTGCTATTTGTTTTGCTTTATTATATGAAAAGCAAATTTTACTTGTATCTTTCTGTGAAAAACTCGTTAAGCTCAGAAGGAGAAGAACTATTGATATTTTTAATTTTGTTAGCATAATATGTGCGTGTTTGTGTTAGCTCTTTTTCTGTAATTTTAATTTCTTTATTTAATGAATCTGTAATTAATATTTGTTTATCTATATCTTTATTTAATTTAAGTTGAGATTTTTTTAATTTACTAATTTCAACTTGTAAACTGTCTATTTCTTTTTTTTCTTTATCATATGTGTTGACAAATGTTGGAGTAACATTACATTTAAGTAAAAATATTGTTAACAACAAAAGTATCCCACCTATGATAAGATGGGATAACTTTATTTGAAATATTTTATCTTTCATTATACTTCTACTTCTCTACCAGCAGCACGTTTTAAATCATCCATCATTGTTTTAGCGAATTTAAATTTATCTTTTGCTAGTTTTAAAATACCATCAATTTTAGCTTTATCGTCTTTATTTTTTTTAACAGATGCTAAAAATTGGTTAAATTTAACTTTCTTTTCTTCAGGTGTGCTACTTAATTCTTTTGCTGTTTCATCACTACCTGCTGCTTTCATTGCTTCTGCTGATCCTTCATCATCTGAATAATCTACTGTATCAAATCCATCATCTCCCTTTGTAAGAGTAGCTGATTTTTCTGCTTTAGGTTCACCTGATGGTCTTCCTTTTTTACCTGTAGAGGCTGGTTTTTCTGATTTTGGTTCACCTGCTGGTCTACCTTGTGCTTTATCAGTAACTTTTTTCTTAGTTACTCCAGTTACTGATTCACCTTTTTCTAAAATACCTACATCAATAAGTTTATTAATCAATGGATTAATTTCTTGTTGAATTAACCCCATTTCATTAGCAATATCTCTTTGACGAATTGGTTTTCCTTCTTTTTTAGTTTTTTGAATAATTTCTAACGCCTTAGCAAGTTTTTGTTCACCTTTTTTTGTTGAATCTTTAATTTTATCTTGTAATTTAGCTAATTCATTTGGTAGAGATATGATAATATCATAAGCCATTTCATTTAAAGTATCTTCTTCAAGAGCTCCACTTTTCATAGTATCTCTTTTTTCAGCATCTAATGCTTTTTGTTTTGCATCAATAGCTTTAATTTGAGCCATTTTAGCAGCTTTCTCTTCCATTTCACCTTCTCTTAAAGCACCAGCTATTTCTTCACGTATAATTTCAAGTAATCGAGTCTGTTTCATATTATATTTTATTAATAAATATTAAAGGGACATTACTTGTTTAATTTTTTGTATTCTTTCCTCGGTAGTACCTGATAATTCAGCATATCCTGTAATAGTATTAAATTTAAATTTATGTTGTTCTAGTAAGTTTTTAATGGTTTTATCAAGTTCCATTCTATATTCAGAATCTACTACACGAACTCCATTATCCTCTAATTCTACACCTTCAGGTGAAACATAAAATATATAATCATAATCTCGTATTAATTCAGATACAGCCTTATTTAAATCAGCAGATATAAAAAACGGAATAGTAATTGATAAATGACTAAATGCCATAACATCAATTACTGTGCGATCTGTTATCATATTTTCATGAAGTAATTCACTAGCTCGTTCAGCTAAAAATATAAGTTGACCTTTTAATGTTGAATCTGTGTTTAATGGAATACCTAAATCACGTAAATATTTTGAACGTTCTGTTGCAAAATGATAATCTGCAAATTCTGGTAATTCTCTTAAAGCATTAACTAATGTAGTTTTACCTACTGAAATTGTTCCACAAAATCCTATTTTCATAACTTTTATTTTATTTATTTATTTTAAAAAACTTTCTGCTACATAAACTCCATGCGCTCCCGAAACTGTTATACCACGAGCGGATAAAGCATCTCCTACGAAATGTACGTTAGGATACTTTGTTAAACTAAGATCTTCATAATTTACTAATGGTTCTGGTGAAAGATATTTGACTTCCGGCATATAAATTCCCCAATCATCTTTAAGTGTAGGGAATACTTTTTTCATATCTTCAATAAAATCTTCAATATATTCAAAGTACCCTTCAAATGCATCTCTTATTTTATCTAATCCATGAAATAATTCTATACAAGTAACCGAGTTACCTTCAGATGTTAAAGATGGTTTACGGGTTTGGTTTGGAGAGTAATATAATCCTGTTCTAAAATTAAAATTAGAAATACCATCATTTTGAAAACGTGGTATAGTACCACTTACATTAAGTTTAGAAACTACATCACGTGACCAAGTAAATGGATCTTCAATACCATTAATTTCCATTAAAATACCAAAATTGGTCATTCCATTTAAATATTTAGGATCTTTTTTAGCATGTCCATTGTAACTTACATCGCCATATGTTTCCTCTACAGCAACAAATGCTGCATTATTGTTTGTACAAAATGAACGCAATGAAACACCTTTATCGTCAAATTTTCTATATAACTTAAAGTCATATGAAATATCAATTAGATTTTGAAAGTGGTGTTGTGGCGCCTCAAATCGAACTCCAATTTGTACTGATTTGGGTTCATCTGGTAGTTCATATTCGTTTGCTAGTTGTTGGGCAAAGTCAATACCTGATTTGCCTACTGCAAATATAAGTTCATTATATTGTATGTTAGCTTGAAGTTCAGGGTGATTTTGGTTTCTAAATTTAACTATATTATTTTTAAAATCAATAGCATAAACTTTAGCTCCCCATTCAAATTTAACACCTTTAGATACTAAATAATCGTACCAATTTTTAGCAATTTCAGATAAGTAATCTGTACCTACGTGCCATACAGGAAACAAACGTAAACCAAAGTATGGTTTAATAAATTCAGGTTCAGATTCAGGGTTTGAACATTGTACTTCCTCTGGTTTAGGGTGGAAACGTTTAAAGTTAGTAATCACTTGATCCATCAATTCCATTGCTTTTTCCTCACCTGTGTATTTTGATAATACACCACCAATTGCGGTATGGTAAGTTAACTTGCCATCACTCCATCCTCCAGCTCCTAGCATACCTGTCATTACCTCTTCAGGTAAGCGGTTATATGGATCTTTACCCATATCAATTATGGTAATAAGTTCTCCAGGATATCCATTGTCTACTAATTTAGTTGCAGCATTTATACCTGCTACACCTGCTCCTACTATTACTATTTTTTTGTCCATGTTTTATTTTATGTTTAAATATACGAAATAAAAAATGACCTCCCAAAGGAGGCCACAGATCTCTAATAATTTTTTTAAGTCGACAGGCTATGAATCTGTCTGTAAGTTATTTTTTAATTACTATCTCCAAATACTCCTTCTAGTATTGCTCCGAAAATAAAACCACCAATAGCACCCGCAGCCGCTCCTGCTAAAGGAACCCATCCAGCGGGGTTTACGAGAGTATCTCCCCAAACATTAACATATTCAGTTACAAACATTCCTAGTTGTTGGGCTAAATATGAAGCTCCAATCATTCCAGCAATTAATCCACCAAAACCAAGACCTACGGCTGCTGACATATCAGCTTCCTCATCTAATGAATTTGTTTCGTTTTCTAATTTTTTAGCAAATATAAGACCTAATTTTTTATAGAAATCTTCTGAATTTTCATTTAAATTAAAAGGATTAATTCCTAATTTTTTTGCTGCATTTAATAGATCTTGTTTTTTCTTTGGATCATTAGCTATACTTGCGGCTAATGCATCAATTTTAGGATCATTTTTAATTTTACTTATTATTTTTGAAGTAGAATCAACTACTTGTTCTGGGGTAATTGTTGATTCCTCATTAAGTTTTTCTTTATATTGGCCTTCGGTAATTATACCGGCCAACATTTGCATTCTAAAAGTTTCTTTATTCATTTTATTTAGTTTTATTAAAAATATATTATTTTTTAATTAGATTCGTTTTCATAATCAGGTAAAACATTTATACCACTTCTCCAATCATATTCTTCAGGATTTGTTTCTTTTCTTTTTAAGGATGCTTGACGTTCTTTCTCAGTTTGAGGTTTTGGGTATTTGCTTCCGTCTGAACTAAATGTTACAAGGGTTGATGCTACACAAGCAATTAATGCTGCAGATATTGCAGCTGTAGCAAAAATAGGATTCGATGCTATGATTGCATAACCCGCAACTCCCATCCAAGTAGATAATCCTCCTGCTATTCCAAATATAGCTAAAGTAGCAAATCCACCTACCCCATCGTTTTCTTCTAAATTAAAATCTGATTCTGTTAAATTGTTAGATAATTTTTCTAATTTATCTTCTGCTCCAGGGGATGCAAGAATTTTATTAGTAATATCTGTTAAATCAATTTCTTCAGTTAAAAATTCATTTAGTTGGGATGTAAGATCTCCGGTTGGAATTAAACTTTTTGCAGTATCTATTACTTTTTGTTTTTCTTCATCTGATAAATTACTAGCAAGTTTTTCTGCTTTTTTTATAATATTTGGATCTTTTATTTTCTTTTGAAGAACAGATAAAAATTCTTTTTGAGCTAAAATATCATTTTCTTGATTTTCAGTTAAAATACCTGCTAATTTTTGCATTCTAAAAAACTGTTCACTTAAAATTTGTTTCATTTTTATCATAAATATATTATTTTGTTTTAAGCCGCTGCTATTTTTTGTATTTGTAAAAATTTTTAAGTATTATAATAATCATCAGCATCAAAAGGAGTATTTATAGGTTGTTTACCTGTTCCACTATAACCAGGTATAGGATAAGATAATAAACTTGAATTATAACTTGGTAAAGGACACTTATTCCAAGCTTCATTAAAGCTATCTAATTCTCCAGCTTTAGCTATTGTTTCTTCAGTTTTAATTTCCTTTTCTAATTCTTTAACTTGGTCTAATTTTGTAATAGTACTGTAAGTACTAAAGAAACTTTTAAATCCTAAATTAAGTAAAATTGTTTTAAAAGGGGCAAAGGTTATAGCTAAAGGCAAACCAGCTTTTATTGCAGATCCTGTTGTAAATAATAAGGGGGCAGCAACTATTAAAATTTTAATAATAAAAGCTGCTACAAGAGTAATTAAAATCCATTTATAAGCTTTTTTAGCGGCTAGTAACATACAATTCTCTTGTTCTTCTGTTGGAGAAAAAGTTCGATAACGCACCATAGCAAAAAGTTTAGCTAATCCTTTTTCTGAAATAGTATTATATAGCCATTTAAAAAATTTACTAATAGCTTCTGTTATATATTTAGCTCCTTTTAAAATAGTTTCTCCTCCGGGGATATAATTTATTATAGCATTTTTAAATTTTTCTACAAATTTAGTTATAAAATTTTTTACCCATTCTACTACATTTTTTCCTAGTTTAGTACTAGTAATAAAATCTTTTATATTACCTATAACACTTAATATACTTGCTAGTATACCTTCAGCTTCTAAAATATTACTTTTATCTTCATTTAAAAAACCTTTTTTAACCTCATTATAAAATTTAAGATTTAATTTTATTTTTTCTTTAATATCTTGATTAGATTTAACTTCAGCTAAAGTAATACCTTGGTAAGATTCTATTACCATACGTAATACTGATTTTTGTTCTGTTTTAGTAAGTATCATTTAAGTAAAATGTATAATTTTTATTATAAATATGTTAAATATTAGATAATTTAATTAAAAATTATGCTTTTACTATTTTTTTTATTTTCTTTTGACGATCTTCTAACTTATAGTTTTTATGAGTTTTAGATAATAAACTTCTCCAAAAATTTTCTGTATCACGAGGAGTAGTGTCCTCTTCTACTTTAACTGTAATAGTTTTAGGTTCTCCAATCATTGGTTCATATGTTATTTCATATTCTCCAGCTTTAATATCTTTATTGTTTCTTACATTTTCACTTAAAGTACGATTAAGTTCTTCTTTAACTAATTGTTTTAAATTATCTAATTTCATGATTTATGTATTTTTAACTTTAAAGTTCCTGTTCCTTTTATTACACGATGCCACTCGTGTCTTGGTATAAATATACGTTCTTTTAGTGAGGTAGGCAAGCAATTTTCTAATTGGAGTTGCCAATTTGTATCTTCTAGAATTTCAATAGTACGAGATTCATCATCACGATGCCACATAAGTTCTATTGGGTCTATATTTTCGTTGAATTCACGAATAATATACTTGTCAGTAACTTCTATGTCAGTATATGGGGTCATTAATTGAATACTTGAAAATAAGCATAGTAAGAAGTCATAGTTCTATTTGTACTACCACTTACTATAATTTTGAAATCACCTGGGGTTAGGTTATTAAAGCTTCCACTTACTGTTGTATCTCCTAAAGGTATTGCTTTTAAATCACCTGTTTGATCACAGTATTTTATAGCATAACAAGTTGATACCATTCCTGCAGTAATAATAATTTCTCCCATAATTTCAAATGGTTTATTTACTGAAAATGCTAAAGTTTGTGTTCCGAAATTTGAACCTGATAGGATTTGGTCTCCTATTTGTAAACGAATAGCAGCATTTGTATCACTACTTCCACCTGATGCAAATTTACCTACAGCTCTAAAGTGTAAAATTTTAGCTACATAGTTTACAGAATCATCAAAGAATGATTGTGGTAAAGCTCTTGAACCCCAAGTAGTACTACTGCCTAAAAAATCTGTATTTGTACCTGATCCTGAGGTGTAGATTATATCATTATTTCTAGTGTAAAGAGTTCTAACGGATGCTCCTCCCAAACTATCCGCATTTACACTACCTGAGGATAAAAAATCTGAGTAGGTAATTTGTTTAGTAATTCCGTCTTGTACTATAGGAATAATACTATCTGATGTAATTTGGGTTGTTTGGGGTAATCCTGATATTGGTAAGTCTTCTGCCATATTATGTAATTATAATTTTTCCTCCGTTTTCTTGAAGAATGTAAAATAAATTTTCTTGTTGTAAAAATCCAGGTTTTGGTTTTGATAAGGGTCCTTTTGGTTGATCATTTAACCAATTTTGTCTTGCAAGGGACAGGTCATAGATATATTGATTATATTCTTTTACCTGTTCATTTAATTGGAGTTTATTAATTTTATCCAATTTAACAAACTGAGGCCAAGATATTTCTTCAAAAATGTTCATTCTCCTTTACGCTCTTGCCAATCGTAAGATACACTATCTTTTTCAATAGGGCCACCAACAACCCAAGCATCACAAGTTCGAGCAGCGGCACATTTAAATTTAAGCATTCTACAATATCCTAATTTTCCAGCTTTAATAACGTCAAATGGATCTTCTGTACCTTCATCATCACCTATTCCTTTAGCTATGCAATCTAAAGTTTTTGTTGTAACATCAAATGCAGCACAATTACCACAACGTGAAGTTTTAGCTTCTTCTACTGTATCAAGCTGCCACATGTCTGCTTTAGCTTGCCAAAACTTTTCATTTGGTTCATTTGGATTTAAAGGTCCATACCCATATTCATTGATTGCTTTTTGTCTATTTTGCAAATTCAACTCTATGTTTTGAGTTGGGATAGGACATTTATTTAATTCAGCTTCGCTTAGTATATCTGTTAATTTAATCATAATTTTTAATTTACAGTTTTATTTTTTTGAGGAGACCAATATGAATTATTTTTTCGATTTGGATATTTGTAATATTCTACAGGAATATTTAATTTTTTAGAAATATTACTAATTTTATTAATTTCACCCATTTGATCCTCATGATATGTGTCCATATCATCATAAATTATTATATCTAATTTTTTAATATAAGGTGTTATATTAATTTTACCACTATATTTTTTAGAAGGAATTATCAATTCTGATTCTGAATTTTGGGTAGATCGAGAATATGGAGTGTCCCAATCTTTTTCATCTCTTTTGATTTCAGGTTTAAGTTGAGCATATGGAAGAATTTGGTATTTATTTGATAATTTATCCCCATCTATTGTTATTCTAACTTGAGATTTAAAACCTCCTAAAGTTGATAAAGCTCTATTTCTTGTAAATGATATAAATCCTAATTTTTCTGATCTATCTGGGGATGGTTCTAATTTTCCAGATTCTAATATATCAGGTGTTGAGTCTAGTGAGGTAAAATGATAAATTTCTCCTATTTGTTTACCTTCAGTAATTTCTTTTAATATGTCTATTAATTTAATCATTTTGTTTTACCCCAAGTTTTACCTTTACCAGGTGTTTTACATTGTGATGGTGTAGGACGACATGAAGGATATTTTGAACGTTCTTCTCCTTTTTCTCTACCACAAGATTTATATCCTGTTATTTCACTATCTTTTCTAATTGGTGAATTACAATCTACCCATCCACCTTTTTTACCAGGTGCACCCTTGCGGGAAAACCAAGTACGGAGGGTTTCTTTAACTTTTTCTTGGATTACTTCTTCTTTTAAACCTTTCCAAATATCTCCTTTACGGCATCTAACTACAGCACCTGATTTATAAGCGGAAGGTTTATCAAATTTGCGATCAGCAATGCGTAAGCATCTGTCACGTTTTTCCTTTTCTTCAGAAAGAACTTCATTAATAAGTTTTTCTAATCTATTCATCACCAGAATCCTGAAAATGATGATTTTAAGCCAAGTAATTTTGCGTATCTTGGAAGTCTACAACTCCAGTATGAAGCTTTAGTTTTGTCTGTTTTATTTTTGCAATCGTGACGTGCAGCAAATGCTTTTCTAGCTTTTGAATTATTTATTTTAGCTGAAAGGCCTGTTGTGTCTCCAAAACTAATTTTTTTAATTTTTTTAGTTTGAGGATTTTTTACGTAAACATAGAATTTTTTAGATCCTCCACGTTTTGGTTTTCCAAGTGGTGGATTTTTCTTTTTATCTTCTGCTTCTTCAAGTTCTTCATTTTCAAGTAAAAGTAAATCTAAAGGCACTTTTTGATTTTCATATAAACCAAAGTTACCTAAATCAGTTTCCTCTAAAATTTCTTTATCATCTTCATTTACATGAATAATTTCACGTAAATATAGTGAACGAGCTTCTGCCCATAAATTAAGGAACGATTGCGAACCATATCGGAACGTGTTTTCGGTAAGTGGGAGTTGTTTATCCACGTGATATCGCAGATTCTCCGACAATATCTCTTTTTTAACTAAACTTTCATTTAGTACAACACCAGTATTACCTACATTGTCACAATCGTGGCAACCACAATTGCAAGTATCTTTTTTTAAATATACTTCTTTAATAAGGTGTTTTAAACGTGATTTGTCCATGTTATTTAAATAAAGCGTCAAAATTCATTTTCATTTCTGAAGAGGCTACAGCTATATTATCAAGTAAAGATTTACTATCAAGGGAATCTATTTTTTCATTTGTTATTGATACAAAATCTCCTTTTCCTCCAACATTAACATTTAAAACATATCCTTGATCTTGGCCAAGCATAGGTTTTTTATTTAATTTAGTTTTAATCATTACTTTAAGAATCCCAGCAGCTATATCTTCGGGAGAAGCATTACTATTTAATTTAAGTTCTTGTAATATAGCTTCTATTCTTTCAAATATGTTAATAATCATATTAAATTCATATTTTGTAGCAAATTCTTTTAATTTTGATTCTTTATAAAATTCTAACATTAAAGTAGATGCTTCTACTAGTTCTGAAGGTTTAAATGTTCCTGGGTTGGATGCTGATCCTTCTGGGAATTTTTTGTCTTTAAGGGCTTCAAGTAAACTTTTAAATCCAAATAGATTACTTAATAATCCATATGATTTTTTATCTTTAAAAAATTTACCTAATGTGATTTGTTTAGAACTATAATCTTTAATTTCAACACCTAAATCATTAATGATTAAATCAGGATTTTCATCTCCTCTTTGATCTTGAACTTGGAATTTATTAGATTTATTGTATTGAAAAGCCCAATAAACTGAAACTTCTCCATTACCTGATCCACCTGATTGTTTTCCTGTTCTAGATGCTAGTGGTTTAACACCAAATAATTTACCCCAAATTTCTCCATCTTTACCATTTAAGTTAAAGTCGTTACCTAATTCAAGGGGGGTTTGACATATTGGAATTTGTTCAACATTTAAGGCATCTTTAATTCGATCGTCGTAATCAGCTTGTTGTTCATTAAGTGAAGGTTTAGTATCAACTACTTCATTTAATAATTTATGAAGTAATTCAACATCCTTAGGATCCTTCATGTCAGGATATCCTTTGGGGAATTTGTAAGATACATCACGTATAAATTGTTCTAAAATATCCATTATGCTGGTGTTTCTTCTGGGGGTGTTTCTGAAGGAGGGATTTCTGCAGGTGGTGCTTCTATACTTTCAATTCCCGCTCCAGTTTCACTATCACCTTCTTCTCCTTTAACGCCATACCTTAGCATGTTTGCTATAGATTGAGAAGCTCTTTCTTCTTCAGGTAAATTAAGTAAATAGTATTTTTTACCTTCTACTTGAGCAATCCAACTACGTCTTCCATAAATTAAATAAAAATTTTGGTCGTTTTTTAAATTAATTCTAAATGTAGAAGGACGGGGTGCTACCCAATCAATTGAGGATAAAAAATTATCATATTCTAAAGTAAGTAAATCAACTATAACTTTTTTAAGTTCAGGGAATTTAGTTAACTCATCGTATTCGATAGCTTCTGCTGGGGTAATAGTGTTAGCAGAGTATACTTGACGAGCTAAGTCTTGAATTCTTCTCTTAAGTTGATCTTTAGTCATTTTTATTTAAGTTTAGCTAAAATAGCTTCTTTAATTTTTTTCTTCATTGCTGTTGATGTAGCAATTTTACCTGCTTTTTCATCGGGCATGCCTTTAGCTGTTAAAGTATCAAATATTTCACCACGTTTTTTGATTTGTTTTTTTGACATTTCATCAATAGCTCCTTCTTCAGAAGCTACGTCTACCATAGCATCTAGTTGAGGTTCTTTTATTTCAAAATCAAGGTAATGTTTAGCTGAAACTAACATATTTTTAGCTTCGATAATTTTTGCTTGCCACCAATGTGGGAAATCAACTTCTTGTTCACCTTCAAATTGATCAACCATTTTATAAAGTTCCATAGCATATTTTCCAATACGATACAGATCCGCTTTAAGCATATGTGGTTCATTATCTTCATGGCCTAGATCAAGATCTTCATCTAAATTACCTTGTTTTTTTAAAATAGACTTTTGTAAACCATCCGGTAATTTTTTCCTCCCATCAGTAAATTTATCATCATATTGAGATGTAAATGAAGATGCTTTTTTCTTTTCAGATAAGGGTTTAGATAATGCTGATTGAATCATTTCTTTTAATTTGTCTCCTTGTTTCATAGGTTCTTCAGTTGTTGGTTCTGCTAATTTCTCAGCTTGTTTTTTTCTCATTTGCTTAACGGCGATACTATATGCGTATTGTTCGCCGTCTGAGCCTTTTGAGTTGTAAAGTTTATCTAAACGACTATTAATAATGGTCTTAAAATTCTGGTAAATCTCTTGAGATTCCTCTGAAGTAAAAGGTTCATTAATAGGTTGTTCCATTTTTTAAGCTGCTTTGTCTTCTGCAGTTGAAGTTTTCTTAAATTCTGCTGCTAATTTTTTAATATTGTTAGCGGCGCTACGTGCTCTACCACGAGCGGCTTTTGATGTTTTACCATGTTCAGCTTCTAAAGTAGCTAATTGTTCTTGAATTGCGTTAAAAATTTCTGTTGTGTTCATAGATTTGATTGTTTATATAGATTTAATTGTTTACTGTTCTTCTCCACCAATATATTCGCTAACGAAAAATTTTAGTGTGTTTCCTATTTGTGTTTCTAGTTTTTCATTGTTCATTCCTTTAGCAACTTTAAGGGCTTTCATTAAATAGTCCATTAAATCGCCTTCTGTACCTTCCATGTCTGCAGCTATGTCTTCTAAGCCACCACCTGTAGCAGGTGCTTCTTCAGCCGGTGCATCTTCTGCAGGAACTTCTTCAGTTGTATCAGTTGTTTCAACATCAGTTGTTTCAACGTCTTCTACTTTTTTATCTTTTTTAGCTTCTTCAAGTTCATCTCCTCCATGATCAACAGTATCATACTCATCATCTGGGTCGCCTAATTCAGCTAAAATCATTTCTTTAATTTTATCTTTTACATGCTTATTTTCATTAAGGGATTTAAATGTTGGGTTTAAATTTTCAAGAGATTTATTTTCTTTTAAAAATTTTGTTAAGTCAAAAGTATCTTTCATTTTATAATAAATATTAAATTATTTTTTGTTTGTCGCGTATAAATATTCAGAAAGTAATGTTCCTATAACTCCTACTTTTTGTCTAAGGAATATCCATTTATCTTTTTCTAAATGATGTGGTTCTTTAAATGATATCCCCATTATTCCTATTAAATGGTCATCTAAACTATGTAAGCCCACTATGCAAGCTGATTTAGTACCGCATTGGTTAGTAAAAAATTCTAACCCATATGTATCCTCATCATTTTCTACATCAGAAACATACAGTTCATTGTCTTTATATACTTTAGAAAGTACTCTAGGAAATAAAGATACAGGAATATTTTGAAATGTACCTTGTATGTTTGGAGTTTCAGGGGTACATTTTTCGTAAAATATAGAAAATTTCTGAATGGATTTACCTGTAGGGTAAAAATGACCTCCGTTATGGAATTGGGCAATCCATACTCTATCACATTCTAGTTCTTCTAGTACAATTTCAAGTTGATTATCTACTAAAGTTGAAGTTTCAAGAGCATCAAACATTAAAGTATTTTGGGATTTTTTTTCCATTTTTAGTTTAAACCAAGCTACTATAATAGGACCTAGTACAGCAGTTATTAATGCTACTAAAATTGTTGTAAATACAGTTGTTGTCATTTTTTAAGTGAATTTAAATAATTAATAGATTCTTCCATAGCCTTTAATGCACGATCTTTATCAATCCCACCGACCCATTTTTGCACATCACCAGCTTCTGTTACAAAGCCATTATTACTTTCTGACAACTTATTATCCATGAAACTTTTATAATCTTCTATATGAAGATCAATTTCTTTATTAAATGTTTGATTTACATAATTTTCCCACTTTCCAGATACTTTTAGTTGGGTTTCTGTTGTAGCTCTACAATCTAAACATTCACCATAAGATTTAAAATAGTGT